AGCACTCTTCTGTGCCCGTAGTGATAGGTCCACATAACTTCCATTCTGACCCAAGAACATTAAGACTTCCTGCAATGTCTATAGTTTGCATAACATAAGCTCCGCGTAAATTTCGTCGGCCAGAGATGATGGATAGCCTAGCCCATATGTGGCATAGGCCGTCTGTGTGTATACCTGAAACGACAGTTGTGTTGCCTGTGTAAATGTAATTCGTCCGCATATCAAACAAGCAGCGGATGTTATGGCATAAACGGTACTAGGATTGTGCGCATAGTGTGTAGCTCCACGTAGAATATAGGAGGCATCAGTAATACTGTACAAACCTGAGAATGCGCAATTACTCAGGTTAACCATTGAGTACCCAAATACATCATATGTCCCTATCGGTAGTGTTATTGTGTAGTTAACGAGCGATGCTCCAGTGATGCTATTCAGCACTGTTGTATTTAGCGATCTTGCTTGCCACGCTGCCGAGAGGGACGTCCCGCCTGCGGTTCCGGCCGTATAGGACTCCCTTACGTGGAAGAGTCCCCTGTATGTGTCCCACGCGGGCGCACCTGACACCCACCGCAGAAATTGATCTGATGTACCAGTTCCTAAGTAATCTTGCTTACCATCAGATAGCTCGTCTATAGCACCCTGTACATCTGTTGATGTTAGTCCAGATGTTGTATTATCATAATCTATCGTTGATGCATCACCGATCGTTGCTGCTATACCTTCTGCTATGGATGCTGCTTCCGCTGCGTCGTCTGCATCTTGAGCAGCGCTAGCAGCAGATGCGCTTGCAGCACTAGCTGAAGAACTCGCGCTACTAGCCGCCGAAACCGCCGTATCCCTAGCTTCGATAAGTGTTTCCCCAGCGGGTATTAATTCTGGGTCAGTTGTGCTAATCGGTTCATTCTTTACTATTCTTAACTTATCACCAGAAGATGCAGAAAATGCAAGAGTAATTACAGTAGAAGAAGTCTCCTCATATTCTTCATCTTCAAGGCTAAGCGTAAGATATCCGGTTGTTCCAGACGATTGATACCCTATTGAAACTTCATTGAACCCAACTGTATAATCAAGTTCAACTAGATTAACAACTGTCTGCCCTGCTGTCAGTGTTATTATTTCTTCTAGAATTATAATACCAGACGATGTATCTGTGTCAGATATAAGCTCACTAACATATTTCTTACTAACTGCGTCTGTATTACTTTGTGGCACAGCAAGACCAGTAATACGATGACCACCCATATCTATTGAGCCCTGCATTGTATTATTACTCTCGCTTGTCCCGCCCCTTCCAAGACAGCTTTCCACTGCTTCTGCAAGTGTTGTTAGGTTTTCATTTAGCTTTTGGCTACCGGCTATGCCACCGCCAGTAACCTTTGATATTGTAATGCTACTCGCCATACTGTTCTCCGATACGGATTCTAGTTTTTGAAAGCACATCAGCAGGAACAGAATTCTGTATCAGTGCGTCAATATAATCACGTGTGAATCTATTAACCTTCATCGGGTTCCATCTACGTACTTGCTCCATATAGTCCTTCATAAGTTTTTGCGCGAATTTCGGGTCTGTTCGCTGCGTGCGCGCTACCTCCTGTGCCTTTTCTCTGCTCCATCTTTTCCACGCTTTGTTAACACGTATGTCTAGTGTGTTTCGTTCATACACATCAGACACACTTTTTGGTGTAAATCCTAGACCAAGCAATAAAATCTCTGAAAGATCTGGCTCATTCTTTAATAACTTCTCTTCCTTACTGCGTATTTCACCAGACATGTATGATTTAACTGCTCTGTACGGGTTGTATACACCAGATATTTCAGTGAATGGCCCGACAATATCTGTTTCAGAGAGCTTCTTATCATTTGCGATTGCCTGATATAAGTCTCCAACTGTGTTTATTGTCCCGCCAACTATACTCATTAACACCTTTCCGGAGGCACCAGCAAGATCTGATGGATGCACACCATCATAATAATTTTGCAATAGGTATCCGATAGCTATTCTGTGGGTTAGGTCTGTTGCGGCATTAGCAGACATTCCTTTTAAAAGTGTTTCTTTATTAATGCCTAAACCTTCTGAAATATCAGATGCTAATCTATCAGTCGCCCCAACTGCCTGCGGATAATTTCCTGTCATCTCTGCGGCAGTTTCTCCTAGCATCGCTGCGTCCATTAAAAATGGTACACCAGACGCACCAAACGTTCCTATCATTGTTGCCCAGATGCCAGCCTTTTCCTTGGCAGATAGCTTTCCAGTTCCAGGCAATGTCATTTCCGCGGCATGCGTAGCAAATTGGAAGAATTGGAATGGAACTCCAGCAATTCCTCTAGCATATTTCGGCTGGTTATACTTGCTCATGTTCATACTTGTCTTGCGAGCTTCTGCTGATACCTCCCTAATGAAGGCCATACTGTCAATATCTGTTATTTTAAAGCCCGGCATACGCCCGGCCATTATATCATCTATTAACATTCTGCGCGCAGCGAACCAAGCAACGCCCTGGTTAATACCTTCTCCAGACCTAAATGCTATATTACTAGCGTCAGCAATAGTACCAAGAGCACTACGTTTACCATTGATGCTGCGAATGGTATCATCAAGACTAGCAAAGTTAATGCTATCACCATAGCCACTTTGCCGATATATCTTGCGTAAGTATTCGCCTTCCTTTGTTGTTGGAAGAACATGTTTTAGAAAGTCCCTTCCCCCCTGTAGTGCTGGGTTCTTCCCCTTAAGAATTGTTTCAGCCGGGTTGTAAAGAGCATATCTTCCAACTGTAAATAGTGTTCCAGAAGCCTGTGTAACAAGTTGAGATACGTTGAACATCCCAAGTTTGGCTATAGCAGCAATCTGCCTAGCCTTATCTGTTAGCCCAGTTACTGTCTTAACTGGTGATATGTCCATAATATCTGCAATCTTTTTATGCCCGCTTGAATGCAGCGTATCAATAATCCGGTTAAGCTTCGCCTCTTGTGCCAACTCTCCAGCACTCTTTAAACCAAACACAGTATGTAAATGCTTATTTATCTCAACGGCCTCACGATATGCCGTCTCACTTAAGCCCTTTTCTCGCGCCTTTGTGAGGGTTATCAACGAGTCCCAGTTATGTTGATCATCTAGAAAATCAGAAAATGTATTCAAAAATGAATCACGCATCTTAGAGTTATAATTAGCCTTCGCTATATACGAAGCACTGTTTTGTAAATATTGCGCAATAGCATTTTGAGATGGAACAATTGGAGCAACTGACTCTAAGTCAGAACCCTTTAGTCTTTTACCTGCTCTTTCAAAGAAGTGTGTATTCTTTTTATACGAGAAAGCACGCACATTTTCTATCATCTGCTGTACTGTACTACTTTCTAGCCCCTCATTACGCAACGAAGTTTGCAGAGAATATAATTGCTCTGGTGTAAACCTATGCATATTATTAAAGAACTCATAACCATGTAGTGTGTTTACTACACTATCACCCTTTCTCATCGCGAAATGAAACATGGCAGGCTCATCAGAACCAGTGACAGTGGAATTAGAAAGTTTAGCCATTGCTTTCTTTGCCTCTGTCTGGTTTGGTGCTGTCGCCTTCACATAGCACTCAAGCTTTCCTGTTGGCTGTTGCTTAACTGTCAGAACACGCCACTCATCCTTGTACATAATTGGAATATAATCATCTTCATAACTTAATAATTTATGTGTGTTAGGATCAAGCGTCGCTGTTTCTGTCGAAAGATCGGACTTTTTTATTATCCTACCTTCTTTTGTTTCAACATCTTCCAACCACAGATACCCATTTGCCTTATGATCTTTTGTCCACTCAACACCATTTACATCTAGTGTCCCAGCATCAACACCACGCTTAACACGTGTTGGCCTGTTACTTATCTTATCAAATACAACTCCATGCTTACTCGCGTCTATAACTGCGGCCCTGTTAGTTAGGTCGTGAACATGGTTTAATAGTATGCGTGTAGCATAATATGCATCAATTGTTTTATCAGACATAGCGATAAAGTTTCCATCAAAATCCATACCGCCGTCAACAAGCCGTGGCTTTACTCTAGACTGGTTAACTGTGTCCATCATATTAAACAGCGTACTTCTTTCTGCTTTTGTAAGAGTTTTTGTAATACTCTTAAACGATGTCGTAAACTCTCTTGTTAGCCGTTTATATTGATTGTCAGAAAACGTAGCGTCCTCAACCAACATACGAGACTTGTTGCCCTTGAGCATCTCTGATGGGCTGAGAATCCAAGATGCCTTACTCACGCCCTTATCCATTGTTAGTGTATTCGGGCCAAGGTCCCATGTGCCATCAAAAATATTCATTGACTTTATGTCGCCAACAATTTTTTCTTGCAGCGTTGACACCTTATCCCATAAAACATGTGGGCCTACAGTAACACTAAGCACATCTGCATTGTGTATCTCTGTTCCAAACTTAGTTGTTGTATCTGCTGGCACAGTTGTATTTGCAATTCCTACAGTCTCTATAGCATCTCCAGCACCAGCGGCATCTTTTGCAGCCAAGTTTATGTTTGTACCAGAATTATCTTGCGCAGCTATTACTGTCTTTGCTGTTGTGTCTAACAGTTTTGCATCTTCATTTGCATCTGCAACCTTTGAAATAGTTGCCAGCGCGCTGTTCGCCACACTAATATCTCCAGTTGCCTCTGAGAATCCATTACTAGAAATTTCATGTATAGTCTTTGAAAGCTTATCTTGTTTCTTTGCAGTCTTAGATATAATATCATTGTAAACTGATTTGTTTGATATTGAGCACCGCTTCAGCCACTCGGCAAGCCCACGTCGTGTTAACGTGCATAGGCTTGATGTTGCCACGCTGCCGATAATTCCAGATACAACTGATATACTTTCACTGGCTCCGTTTATATCAGCAAGAGTCATAAATCCTCCTGCTGTAACTCCCATAGCTAGATCTGTTGCGGTCCCTTTCGCAAACCCCTTCAATCCAATTTTAGATAACCCGCGTATTCCACTCTTTATAATTGACGTACCACCAAATGATGCTGCGTCTACTATAAGATCAATAGGATCATATATTGGAGTCTCTAGTGGTGCTTCTGGATTTTTAATAAAACTATACTTATCTTCAAGATCAGAAGCATCCTCACCATTTGCAACACGATCAAGAATTTCTCTTGACAACTTGTCTAGCTCTTGCTTCTCTGCCGCCTCTGCTGCTGCCCAAGGAGAATCAGTTGACGCTTTCGCAGCAACTGAAGATAATGTTGGAGCAGAATCATATGCTATATCTAGTTTTGTTTTTGCAGACTTTATGCTATCTGACTTTGTTTTGCCACCAGAATAGCTTTCATTAATCGCATCAGTTAACTCTTGGATACTATTTTGTATATCAATTTGTTTTTGCTGCGCTGTTAAATCTGCCGATATATCTGTTGACTTCGCTACAGAAGCAACCTGCTCTGGGTCTACATCTGGTTGTTGCGTTTTTGCAGACACAACACTGTTTAGTATCCGCATTCCCTCAATGTCAGTATTCTTTTTAACAGACATTGACGATGATAAGATTGAATCAATATCTGATATTAGTTTATCATCACTAATTACTTGCGCAGAATCTTGTTCTAAGTTAACATCAATATCAGAAACGGCGTATTTAGTTTGCTCTTCATTATTCATTTAGAATTCTCTCAATATCTACATAATTATTCCCAGTAGCCCGCTTATATAGAGCATCTAACTTTTCTGCTACTGTTGGATTAATCTTTTCCATAAGCTGTTTGTCCGCCTTAACCCTGTTCCATAATGATATAGAACTAACTTTTAAATTAGATGGCGATCCAGTAAGTATGCTTTTAAACCCAGTAGCTATTTTATTTACAACAACCTTAAGATCATCATCAGATTTCCTTGCTTGCTCAAACAGATTATCTTCAACAAGACTGCCAGTCATAATATCAGCGACACCACGCGATGGGTCGATATTCATCTGATCACGCATTAGTATTGAGCCAATAACAGCATTTTGACCAAAGTGCTTTCCTAATTCAAGGCTATTAAACTGTTCATCTGTTAGATTATTAATTAATTGATATTGCTTAATTTCTAAATCAGATTTAAGATAATTCGCCTTATCCTTCATGCGACTTGCTGGAGCTAGCGATGAGATGTATTCAGCCTGGCTATCAAGTATACCACCAAGGCTTGTTTCAAACTCTGTATAATTTTTCCCAGCGTTATTTAATCCTTCTGCTATTGAGCTGCTATTCAGTAATTGCCCATGTAGAAACGACTTCGCGTATTCCTTTAATGACTCCGGAGAGCCCTTCCATGATTTAGCTACATCAGCAAGCATTGCAGTAGAAGAATTAATAATTGGTGACACTGTGTTTGTTATAAGTTTATTAACCATAACCGGCTGATAAAACTCACGACGTTGCTTCGACAGTTTAAGCTTTTCATTTTCAATAGACAACGTTGCTTTTGTCGTTTCTATATCCGCCTGATGTTGCACCCAGTTGCGCATAATGTTTTCTCGTTGACCTGTTGGCAACTCAGAAACTTGTTGCATCATTGCTGCAGATGCTGCTGGTGCTAGATCAAGAGACTTCTTAAATAGGCTGCGATACAACTGCTCTTCGTTTTGATGGAACTTAACAGACCCATCACTTGTATTAACTGTTGTCGCAAGACCAGACTCAGACGCACTTACTGTTGTGCTACCTGTACTTGTTAACATATCCCGTGTTTGGGATAAAAAGTTATTAACTGCTGCTGGTGTCATCGATGCGTACTTTCCAGATCCCAACTCTTTATACGCCTGTAACATTATGTTGGCGTTAAATTGGTTATCATTCATACCCTCTGGACGTTCTGCTCGTGCCCTCTCGATAAAATCTGCAGTAGTCTTGTATAGGTTGGCCTGCTCTACACCTTGCTGTACGACTAGTTGTTGTTTATTCGCTGCTATTTCTTTCTTCTCAAGTTCACTAGATGTCCACTGAAGTGAGTTAACTAGTGTGTTTAATCCAGACTGTACGTCGCTATCCCCAGCAGATGCTTGGGCTGCCGCCTGAGATGGTGAAGGAAGACCAGCCCACTTAACACCAATACTTGGTGCTTGTTGTAGCGTGCTTTGTATTTTAACTCTTGCCATTACTTATCATACCATCCAGATGTTTCTGCAGCAACGTTAACTGAAGACGCTAACGACGCAAAGCTTTTAAATATAGATGCGTTTGCAGCACTTACCGTGCTTTTTAGATTAGCATCTACAACGTCAGAAGCTAGTGCGTATTGTTTATCTTGTAGTTCGCCTGTTTGTTCAATATAATCTATCGCTGCTGTTGCTTGTGTTTCTGCAGAAGTCTCTGCCGCCTCAAATATAGAACCACCACCAACTGCCCCAGAAGATGCTGCAACCTTTGCTTGAGATATGCGTGCCTGCCTTCGTTGTTCAGCTTTTGCTTCCGCGCGCTCAAGAGCCGCCTGTTGCTGCTCTGCCTCATATTGGGCTTGCTGCGCCTCTGCTGCTTTTTTTGCAGAACTTTTTTGTTGTTCTCCACTGTAGACAGAGTAGGCTAAACTTGCAGAACTAACGGCGACCGCCGCCCATGCTGCGATAACTGCTCCAGATGCCATATTAAATCTCCTCCGTATACATTACTCGCATGGGCTCCTTAAATCCAAAGTGTTTAATAAATTTTCCCCACTTTTTATAATCATCAAGAATATATGTGGTTACTAATTTATTTACTCCCATATCGGATAAACATTCTCTTATTATCGGCCACTCGTTCTTCATAATTTTTAATGTGGAAGGGCCGAATCTCTTTACATCTAAGTGCAATAAGAATCCTAGGCGCTCATAGTGTTCTATTATTATATAACAAACACTTCCTTTCTCATCAAACCCGTGTATTATAACAAACGGAGTTGTTTCTATCTGTATATTTTCAGATAAATCGTTTGGTATTTCTGTTAATATTGTAAACACTTATGTCCTCGCAGATGCACTCGTAACTAGTTCTGCACCATATAACACAAATAACTTTGTTCCATCATTTTCTAGTCTGACCTTAAAGCTTTTGCCTCGTCCATTTACTTTTTCTTTTGTTGTCACAACTTCTTTCGCTACTGATGCTCCGTCATATCTAGATATATTCCACTTATTTGGCCTATATACTTGCCTTGTCTTTCCATACGAACTATTTCTGGAGCTTGTCGCCCAGTTATAGATTGGCGTGAATAAGCATCCACTGGCGGTTATGTCTTCATCAGAACTATTTAGCACTCCAGATTCTGTTCTCTCAAATATAAATGCAACATGTGTTATTTGTTTATTATGTATTACATCATTTGCATTTATTTGTGCTGTTTCTATATAACTTGTATAGCTAGATGCATCATCTTCACTTAGACTCCAGTCTAAAGAAGTCTCTTGATCACTTAATGCAAATGCCCAATATATAGAATTTGATACACGCTTTGTTACAACACATAGATTTAAGAACTCCTCTGTGCCCTCTGTTGATTTAAAAGATATTAAGCTGTTGTCTGATGAGTCTATCAATAAATCATTATCCTCATCTACAAGCATACTATCAACAGCGTCTGAAGCTGGTATAGCAATTGCATCTGATATACTAATACTATATCCAGTATCATCTGTTGCTAGACTATATTTCCACCATCCACCATGAACTAGATCTAATACTATTACATCTCGCCAGCTTCCAGATTGTTCATATTGATTCCAATCTGCTATCCACCTATTCCCTTCAAAGTTTGTAAAGAAATAGATTTTTCTAAGTGTTGTATTATATACTGCTTTACCTGCAGATCTATTGGCTATTGGAATGTTTCTATAAAAACTATCTATGTTCGCTGATACTCTTTTAATTGATATCTTTGAATATGTATAGTCTGTATCGAATGTAAAAATTCCACCATAACAGAATAATACCATGTTGTCATCCGTCTTCACGAATGCATCCCTGCCAACTATTGATACATCAGAAACCTTATCAACAGCAAAGTCTGTTGCAAGAAACGTACTATCAAATGATGACCCACCGTGAAGATGCCATATACCATTTGATGCAAATACAATAACTCCAGTTCTATACTCTGTTATTGCAATTACTGTTTCCATTCCATTTATTTCTATTGTACCTCCATCACTATCAACAACAGCGGAGTCATACTGATTTAGAGGATCTGCTGCAGTAAAACAAAACCCGTAGTCTAGGTCATCACTAATACTCTGTGAAAAGAATATAGTAGATGGATATGCCGTATTTCCCGCATACCATATACGACCACAAGCAAAGCACATTGTAGAGAAATAACCAGTAGCGCTTGTTACGTTTGTAACATAACTTGTACCAGATGCCCAGTCATTAGTATCTGTATCTGCATATGGACCAAATGTATACCAGTACACTTTCCAATCAGTACCAGTTCCCGGCTCATCAGTTGCTGATGAGGTGTGCGCATTAATACATGCGTATGATACGTTATCATTATTTACAAAGCTAGACACACCACCATCTATGTCTCTATAGTATACTGTTATTGGTGAGAATTCAAACTCATCTGAACTATTTAAATAAAAATACCCAGGAGTTAGTTTCTGATTTAGAATAAATAATTTATTCCTATCTACTTTATATGTACTTCTATAGTATTTAAAATCAGTATCAATATAACTTGAATATGTTACAGACATATCAATCGTCTGGTATGGATTAGCTAAGTCAAGTAGATTTAAAATATCATCAAATAGATAAAACCTTATTTCATATCCAACATGAACAACAACGAATGTTAGTTCTTCGTTTGTATCTGAATAACAAGTAAGTTTATATGTTGTTATTGGCGCTTTAGTAAACACACCATCAGTATAATAAGTCTCATCTAGTAGTGTTGTGTATTCACTTGTCTCTAGCTCGCCTATAAAATCATACGACCGCCTACGACGAACACCACCATTAACAAGTACGTCGACGTTAAGCACATCATCAAGATCTGTGTTCTTCATTGTCACTGGTGAGGCATCACTATTAAAGCCACCAGAAAAATTTAACAATGGTAGTAGATTAGTTTGTGCCTCGATTGACATGGCTACTTATCCTTCTTAGACTTTTTTGCCCGTTCTTTTTTACTCACAGCTATAGCTGCTATGTATGCCCTTGCTGCACGCTCACAGAATAGTGGACTAGTATAAATACCATCTAATTCTGCATTTCCAACTGTTACTGTATATCCAGCTTTATGCGGGTTAATTTTTATTTCCATTTATAATATCCAGACGTAAGGCCGACAAGACGACCGTAATTTATTTTAGAGTCAACTCTGTGAGAAACTCCCTTTACCCGTATTGGGTTTGACTTTGCGCGCACCAGCTCTTTCAAATACATACGCATAAACATCGTCCCAAGACTATCGTCGCCCTTCAGTGTGAGCAGGCATACGGCGGCTAATAAATATGCTATCACATTTATATATCTATCTGGTATTAATGTTTCTGCGTCATCGTCTATAATATCACTAACACTTCTAATGCCCCTAACACGTGTTAGCGAACTCTGTAGCGCCTCATCATACGAATTAAACACTATTGTCCGGTCACCATCAATAGTCCACATGGTAGGGTCTTGTGTAGTCAGAGCTCCATTTGTGTCAGCAGACTCAACTCCACCATTTATATTCGCGTCTAGATAATCTTCCATTGTTTCATATGATACATATCGCAACTTATTTCCATTATACTTAATATACAGGACTTCTTCAATTAAGTCAGGAAGACGCATTTGGTTGTTGTTATCATCAACTAATTCAAGTGTTTCTGATACTTCAAGCCACGGCCAAGCGTATTCCGCTAAAAATTGTTTATATGCTATATTAAAGAACATAGCTACTTGAGAAGCCTCAACAGTGTCATCAGATGTGTCAGCAGTCTCACTATCCATAAAAGAAAGCGCTGCATTAATGATTTCTATTCTAGTCATCTGTATCGGTCCCAATTACAGTTGTTCCGTATATTACTTCGAGTCCTATTGCATAAACACTATATGCGCTAGTATCATCCGTACTAGTTCCAAGCCGCTGTAATCTGAATGTAGTTGGCCTTGCTGATATTGTACCAGAGAAAATATCAACTGTTATATCAGAAGAAACTGTCTGCACTGTTGTTGCAACGCCGCCGACATAGTATGTAAATTGCCAATCCTTATTTCCAGTATCAAGCTCACTTGATTTTTCTGTGTACAATCTTACTGTTACACTTGTGCTAGAATCATATTCTATCGGAATTACAAAACAACCTTCAATCGTATCACTCTGTGATGCAGAAAATACTGCAGTTGTTATACCATTATATGTGGTTGTATTGCTTGTTGCTGCTAGTGTATTAAGTGAAAATGATTTATATTTTGCAGTTGATATTGAAAAAGAACCAACAGTAACTTCATCTGTCCACGCAATAGCGCCACCGGATGCAGTTGCAATAGCCCCATCAGCAGCACTAGCCACACCCTTGGGCTCATGAAGATCGCTACCTGTCATAGCTGAGTGTTGTACTTTAGACATATATTCCCCAAAGGTATAATGGGGGCCGAAGCCCCCATATTAATTACAGGCTATTCTCAAAGTAAAGAATAACACGAGCATCAGTAACTGTACCTGTAACAGTAGCAGTAACCTCAACACAATCACCAGCGTCTACTGCAAGATTAGCTGCTGTTGTAGAAAGAGTTGCCTCTTCAGTACCGTATGCGGCGACGTCATTGGTAGTAGATGAGTATGCAGAAATCATTGCTGCGTCAGAGTTTGAAGCATTAACTACAGTAACATCGTAGTAATTGCTTCCATCTGATGCAGTAGCACCATTACAGAATAGCACACGAACTAGAGTTCCGGCAAATGGGACAGATGTATAAAACACGTCTGTTGCTGCCTCAAATGGTGCCACAACAACTTGATAGGCTGTGTCACCAAAGCGGCTAGACTGAGACTTAAAAGTAGTATCAAGATCAGGAATCGCCATTATTTAATCTCCTTATAAACTATTGCCAGTTAAAACAGTAACAAGAGACTCGCGACGATATAAACCAAGACCGTATCGAGTTGTCATATGATACACATCACGCTTATGTTCCCAGTCACGAGATTGCTCAATTTCTGGAGATAGGCGCATAGCACCAATAAGTGCTTCCTGTCCAATAAACATGTTGCCAATATACGCGCCACCAGTTTCCCAATCAAGCGCAGTTGCTTCGTCAAGCATGTTTGACTCATAGAAATCGAAACCAAGGTAGCGGCCAATAAACTTAGTTGACCCAAAACCTTCCTTTAACACAGAGTTTGCGCCGTAAACGTCCTGCCTGATAACATTATCAATCTGCACAAGCTGATAAGCAACTAGTGGATCAATGAACGCCATGCGGCCCTGCTTAGAAACATTGGCCTTATCAAGAGCAAGCTTCGCCTTTGCTATATCGTTCAGCGTAATAGCAGCAGACGTACCAGATGCAACGAACCTGTGAGCATACCCATTAATTGTGTTTGCATCATTAGATGTCTGCTCCTTGTGAAGCAGGAAGATGTCACCCTCTAGGCGCTCAGATAGTGCCCGCACACATTGCTGCGGGAACTTAGCGTTGAGAATTTCCATGTAATAAGTATCCTGCTTAAGCTTGTCAGTAACAGCAACACCGGCCTGGCGGTACTCAGTAATGGTAAGCTTAAACTCACCAACAGTAGGATCTTGCACAGAAATTGCAGCGCCCTCTGAGTAATCGCCAGCATTTAGGCTTGTTAGTGTTGGTATTGTAATTTGGTCACCATCTGGGAAGTCAGTGATCCAATCAATAAGCCCCATAGCCATCAGCTCTTCTTGGAGCTCCTCACGGATTCGCTTACTCCAGACATCTGTACGGATAATCTGGGAAGTATTAGAAGTAGTATTAGACAATTAAATTCTCCTAGTCGTTATAGTGTTTTGCAAGTTTACGTTGAAAGTCAATGCTATTATAGAGCCGGGGGTTTTCCCGCTTAATCTTCGCTATTGCTTCCTTAGACAAAGAACCCTCGTTGTCCTGAGTAGTTTCTGTATCAACTCCAAGATCAATCCCTGGCTGTGATATAGTTTGCTGTGTCTTTAGGAAAGTAACAAGCGCTGCTGGATCTGTATGACCAAGCTCTACGATGATCCGCTTCTTCTCAATATTATCTCCAGCATATGAAGTTAATATTGAAGCAACGGCTGCTTCATTACCAAATGCCTTGACGAGGGCTTCCTTTGCCCGCCTATCTTTCTCTTTGGTAATTTCCTTATTTCGCTCAGCGGCAAGAATCTGTTCTACATCCTCTCTGGTCAGAGAGGCTTTTGTAGATGCACTATTGTCAAGTTCATCAGAGCCACTGTGCTCTTTGCTTGGCGATTGGTTTTTAAGCGCAGCTAGAATTTCTTCTGTTGTCTTCCTCTCACCAGCCATTGTATTAACCTTTATCTCTAGCTCGTGCTTTTCTGCCTTTAGTGTATCTATAAACCTATCAGCGTGAATAGCTTTCTTCGCCAGTTCTTTAAGAGCCTCTTCACTGTTCGCCCAGCGTTTTCCTTCGCCAATGTTTTCAGTGATAAAAGTCTCTTCGGTTATGGCAGCTTCGTCTTTGCCACCTTGTTCACTAGAAATACCAAAGGGGGTCTGTCCTTCGTTAGCCATTATACTCTGAAGCCTCCAATAAGATTGTTAATAAAAGACTATAAGCATGATTTTCACCATCTGAAAACGCACGCTTAATTATCCAGTTTGGATCTTGTAAATCAACTTTTGTACTAGAATCAATTTTAACATGAAGGATTGAAATCAAAAAATCTTTAAATCCCTCGTCGTTTTTTATTTTGTAGATATTATTTTTTAGCTCTTCTGGGTTGCTATTAGACACCCTGAGAAGTAGGCTGTTGTGCGTTAGGCCCTGTTTGTCCACTTGTGGCTCCTTGTCCTAGTGCAATTTGCATCTGCTGCTGTATAATCTGGGCAGTCATTTGCGCGTTAGCACGCTCCCTTATTCCTATATCTTCTTGGAATAGCTTATACTTTTCAGTTCCAAGCTCTTCTTCTAGAAGTTTTCCTGCGTTAACAGCAGAGAAATGATTCTGTAAATCAGGATATGCAGCAACAAGCTGTAATACATTTTGTAATTCGCGCACACGCTTGTTTCTTGCCTCATAGTGTGAGGTACCAACAGCGTGTAGAACACCCGTAGCTGTCACGTCTTCTTTTGTAATAGAGACTAATGTTTCAGACTTTGTGTCATCATTAAACACCTTTACAATGTCTGGAACACTCAGGTTGCGAACGATTAGTTCGAACATCATATTTAACAGAGGTTGTATTATCTGTTGCTCGAAAGCACGGCTCTTGTCCATAAAGAACCTGTCAGAACCCTGCTGCAATGTTTGAACTTCAAACGCAGTTTTCTCGCCAGGAGTTCTAAACCCCATCATTTCTTTTGGGGCACCAGCCATTTCTTCCATCATTGAATGATAATATGCTATCTCATTATTAACACCAAGTGCATTTGCGTCTGGTCTATCAAAGATAACATCACCATCAGATCCCACGTGTATTTGTACACCTGGACCAAATGTGAAATCCTCTACTGAGTCTCCCTTAATTATTACAACTGGATGTATTATCTGGTCAAATATATCTGCCTTTGCATTCTCAAGATGGTCAACACGATACTGCATACCGGCGAGCTGATATAGTGGTCCCTGCCCATATATGTTGTCTGCTAATTTTCTCCATGAAGACATTACAATTGGCTTGTTATATGTCCAACCATCTATGTCTTCATTGAGCAGAATAAACATTCTATCTGCTACGATAATGTGTTTATTCTTATAGAATTCTCCTGTCTCTGGGTCATATACATTTCCCCAGTATTGAAGTAATTCTACTGAACCACTTCGTAGATAATCTTCAAATGAATCAAAGCCATTAATACTAAGCTGCGCGTCAGTTACATCATCAACTATATCTCTGTAGTTCATTGCGCGAAGCTCTTTTAGCTTCTCAATATTTTCGAACTTATCAGATATAGACTGAAGTTCTCCGATGTGTCTTACACTTCTGCTTATAAATGGAGTCTCATCAAAGTTTCTTGCTCGTGGGCTTACCATACTAGAGCGTGGTGATAACCTATGGGCTCTTGGACCCTGAAACCTAATATACTCTTCTCCGGTTTCAAAGTCGGTACTCTTTTCGACATCCCATGTAACAGTTGCAAAGCATGTGCCGTATATAATCCAGTCACTTAGTAGATCGCTTACAACCATCTCAAAGTTTGTGTCGCGCAATTTTGCTCGTAGATATTGTTGAATAACATTCCCCTTGACATCGGCTTCCTGAGAACTACCCTCAAAAATAAACCAGTCCTCATCAGAAAATATCGCAGCCATGTAATAGGCATGTATTTCATCATATATCTGTGTTAGCTTTGGAATTGTCGTATTGTTCTTCCACGCTAGACGACTAACTTCTGTATCATTTGTTGAGTTTGATTCTATATACTGCTGTATATTGGTTGCCCTATCAAGCCAAACAAGCCGACTAGTATTCCACCTTGTCCAGAAGTCTCCAACTGCAGAAGCAAGTGAATCTCCACCAACTTTACTTAATAACTCTACTGCCATGCTATACCACCAAATCTACTATTTATTGGTAATTCTTGTTGCATTGTTTGTCTAGCAAACCTAACTGGTGCTATTAATATTTCCATTACAGACGCTAGAGCATCCTTTAGGTCGTCATGTGGTGGCCGCTTTGACATTAGTTCTTCCTCTAACAATTCACAATTTCCACCCTCATAGTGGTATATTGTGCCAGCTTCATACCTAGGTTCTAGGTTGGTCATGATGCGAAGCTCTTTCTGTGATATTGGCTTAAATATTTCTATATTATAGAATAGTCCCATCTTTTTGTTGAACTCTTTAATCTGTTCAACAACAAGGTTCTGAGCACCAGTTGCCTCTCCACGTAGCTTTAACCAGTTCCACTTCATGTAAAGCTTTGTAAGTTCTTCTTGCATTTTAGAAATTTTGTCTGTCTTTAATCTTACTAAATCAAGAATATAAATATTATAATCACAATCTATACCAACAACAGCTATTGCTGTGTAGTCAGACTTTTCGCTAAGTGTACTAGCAAAGTCTATTGATGCGAAAACATTTAATTTCTTTTCTTTTGAATTTCCTTCTACTGTCAAGAAGCAATTACCATTTGATACGCGGATGTGTGACTTATCATAATATCTAAAGTTTGATATAGGCACATTTGATGGATCATTAGGATTGTTATAATATTGTGCGTAGAACTGTAGTTTATTAATATATTGTGCTTTCTTTTTAGATAGCTCAGTTTTATTAAACCCGAACCAAGCACCATCAGAATCTCTTCGCTGTCTTGGCCATAAGAACTGATCATCAACTTCAACAACTCTTTGTGAGATAGACCAGACTTTTACCTTGTCAACAACTTCTCCGGTTTCACTGTCAAAGATATCCTCTGTCATATCTATAAACTTTTGATATAAATCATCTGGGTGGTATCTTGTTCCTACGGCCTTAATCATTCCGCCAGGATTTAAGATTGATGATACAAGTGAAAACCATGTCTCACACTTTGATCGCTCTTCCTTTGTTGCACTATTGTCATACACAACTATATCATCTAAAACAATAACATCAAAGTGAGCTCCAGTTATTCCTGTTCCCTGGCCGCACGCAAAGATCGTTGGGTCGCGTATGAGGTTTTCTTTTCGTAGCCAGTGGTCAACTTGAACCGCGTTGTTTCGCCACATTGACCGGCGGCCTTCATCTGGCTCAATTAGCTCTGGCCAATATCGCCTGAAGATATCTGATTCCATAATTGTTTTAATAAAGCTAAGCTGTGACTCAGCGAGTCGCGTGCTGTCAGATGCATATAGCACAGTCGTGTCTGGTTTGTTGACAACATGCCATAACGTCCAAAATGCCATCATAGCAGACTTCTGGTGAGCACGGGGCCATAACGTCAGTTGGTGCAAAGAATCATTTCTAGAGAAGAAATCTAGCATTTGCTTATGACAGTGGCCCAACAAGCGGGTTGGAGCAACGAGAGCAACAAAGGCCTTTAGGTCCGCCATTGCCAATTCTCGAATCTCCTGCTGGGCACGAGTCAGTTTGCCAGCCGAATATAGTTTTCTTTTAGACATATCTCACACTACTGGGTTATTGTCGAGGTACTTAAAATATCCTGCACTCGCTTCATATCATCTGCTGTTACTTGCGCATCTTGAGCTATCTCGCGTGCTGCCTTATCAATGTCGGCCTTACGAGGACGCCCCCGCTTTGATTGTTTTACATTAGATGATAAAGAGTCTAGCATCTTAGCCGCGCTAAGCTCGGTAGCTGCAGCACCACAATCCAAAAGACTTATAGCCTTACCTATTGCGATAGAGCCCATCTTTATTTGAACTTCTTTCTTCCACGCCTCAACAGACTCACGGAAGCGTTTGCTATCTCTCTTTAACCTATTCCACTCATCCCAGTCACCAACAAGTTGTATGGCTGGGCCATACTCCGTAAGGTCCATAAGGCCAAGAAAAACATCATGAAATTCTTGAACAGAATAGATACCCTCGGTGTATGCTAAAACCTTAGCTTCTGGTTTATAGTCCTCTCTCCACTCTTTAAATAGGGCGGTGGCCGGACGTCTTCCATCATTTGCCATTATACCTCCGTGTATAGTACTCTCCAATATTGATAGTTAACAAACGACATATCATCTTGGAATAACATTGCAATTTTTTGGTTATCGCGTAATATAATATTACCTACATTATGAAAAGAAAAGTTCACTGATATAATCTTTCCCTCAAGCGCGCTGTCGAGTGTTATATATCTGTCAGCGAATAATGCCCACTGCGTACGCGTTATTATTGAAAGGCCTCCAAGCATATCATACGACTCTACGTCATCTGTCTTTACGTACGCCCTAACACCGTTACTTAGTGTACTTGGTGCGGTAGTTGTATTGATATATCCAGACATGCTTTCAATAATCCAACTCTTCCCATCTGGTGGTTGTACATATATCTCTTGCGATGTAGTGCTGTAGTCACCGTCAGCATTATATGGTGTACCAACAGATCCATCTGTGTTAAGAAACTGCATCTTAAGAGTTCCGTACATAAACTTCGAATCTGTAGAACAGGAAACGACACTATTATCTGGAAGTGTAAAACAATGTCTATTCGCCTGATAAAACTGTGTTCCTGAATCGAGTGTCATTACTTCTTACCTCTTTTATTCGCCTCTATTGCTCTTCCTTGTTTCGCGGCGTCTGACTTTTTCTTGTATACTTTTCCGTTCTTGCCCCACTTATATCCACCCTTAACTTTGTGTACTGGCATCCTGTACCTACTCTTTATGTATGTGTAAATAAGTTTCTGAAAGGCTACGGCTTTTACACCATATTGGAATTGATACGTAAGTCCTTGTGATTGACTCGCCGCTCCTGGCGTGGCAGTGGCATGACATATCTGTTACATCTGTTGATTCGCACAGATCGAACCCACCGCTGCTTATTGTTTCAAGGTGAAAAGAATACGTGTCACCAATTGTTAGTTGGTCAGACACCCGCGTCCACTCTTTGTTTGAGATTTTTATTTTGTCCATTTAAACCTACCCCCTATAAGCTCAGTATAACACATGCTCAACTATTTGTCAAGAATTTTATTTGTGTATGCTATATATACTGTGCAGACAGCAAAATGCAATGTAACTCACACGCCGTGAATGCATATAAAATTTATAGCCTACATATCCAATTTTAGCACTAGTGCTGTTGCCCGTATGTGTCCGTATACTGACATGCCCCTGTTTCGCACAGAATGGTACCTAGAAATTGTTCTGGCGTGTTTCTTGATATTGGATAAGCAAACTGCCGAATAATGTCTTAGAAGGCCCGCTAGGGCCATTAAAATTGATTTGTGTATTTTCCATTCTATACTAGGGTGGGAATGACTGAAAGGAATGGGGTGGGAAGATGCTGATATTGTTTACTTTCTATGAATGTAGGAATTTTTGTAGGAAATTGAGAGAGTGCCTTATTTCCCCGCGCTAACAGATGAATCCCCCTGGGTGGGCCCCCAAACGATAAGCATATTCGTTCCTGATAATAATAGTATTGAGAACCAGTATCGGCGTTCGGCCTGTGCCCCAGCAGCGTGTCAGTTCCCCTGTGGACCTCTTAGGATTGATTCTTGTTATCTCCCTCGCGCGCGTGTGCGCGTATAAGTATATATATATATAAGAGTATATAAGTATATAAGAAAATGAGTATATA